TGGTTGATATCCGAAAGACCATCGGGAGACTGCAAGACAGAATACAAATGCTGTTGGCGTTAAACCCGGAGGCGAAATTGGAATTGGAGACGGAACGGTCAGAAGGACTTAAAGTATAGACAAAAATAAGTGAAACTCAAATAAAAAGAAAGGAAACATACTATGTTAGAATTAGTAGCATCGGCTCTGATATTGGGAGCAGGATTGAAAGCTATTGTGGGTGGTGACACCCGTCGAAAAGGCGGAAAGAAGAATAGCAACTACAAGGATGCTATGGGATGGTCACACGACAATCACAAGAAATTGTTTTGACGATAATCATTAACCCATGGATACGCTTTAATCGGCGTACTCATAACTTTTTATATACAACACGATGAAGAAGCTGAAATTATTTCTTACAGTAATGATGATATGTCTGGCAATTCCAAGCGAGGCACAGATAAAAAATAGCAACACACATGATTACTATATGTATTCATGGGTACAAGTACGTTGGGCGAATAAGGCCAATGGAGAACCATGTTTTGTTATACTAATATCTTCAGGGAATGGTGCAGAACAAAAACCTTCTATCTTAAAAAATGAAGAAGGAAAGACTGTCGTTTTTAATAACCAAATGGATGGTCTGAACTATTTAACATTGCAAGGTTGGGAATTATTTGAGCCAAGAACGGAAGCTAAGGTGAGCAACTGGGTCGCTCGGAAAAAAGTTTCTCGGGAGGTTTTAGCTCAAACCGTAAAGACAAATACGTTTTATTTAGATGAAACCCCAAAAGTTCAACTTGATATGGCCGAGCAAAATATTCATATTGATTATAAATAATTCTACTTGTAAGCTGCCATATATGATTGTAAAATAGAACCTCATATTCAATTTACTTTATATGCATAAATAAAGCCCCCACCGACGCAACTAACTACGCCAGCAGGGGCCGCTAACAAGTAATATTGTAAACAAAATCTATTTCAATCCATAACTA